GTATGTATTTTACTTGTCGTTCCATATGCGTGTCCCCACTTCGACTTTCGCATTTTCTGGTAATTTGAATTTAATATCAGAATGCGTGTGGTGTATTACAAACTGTGTGTTTTTGAACTCTTGGAAGAACTTGGACCAGATAGGTCTCCAGTTGCTAGACATACGATGCACATTCAATGGACTACGATCACTGGTTAAGAATGTGTCGGTGTAACTGTTCAGGTTCATATCGAACATCGCATCGAACCCGTACATATGTACCTCATCAGCTTTCATGATACGACACGCATAGTCGGTTGCCATATGACCACAAGAGTAGTTGGTCGCGGCATCTGATAGAGAATGTCCTGGCAGTTGTGCGTACGGTGGAACAAAGACGTGAAACCCCTTGATGTTCACAGAGTACTTAAGATAAAATGCAGGGGTCTGTTCCATCCACTTACGCGGACGTGTGCCCAGTACCCAATCATACTGATCTAGCTTTACCCGACCTTCGTGTAATGCCTTCATCATCTTAAAGTCTACCATGCAGGATGCGAACACCTCTTCAGGCGGTAGGTTAATAGGTGGCATGTTGCACACTAAAAGCAACCCGTCTGTTCCTCTGGTAAAAATACGGGCACTTTCTCCGTTGCCCAATACATTAACTCTTTTCATTTCGGTTCTCTGTGGTATGTTCCATATACGCAGTGCGCAAGTTCGTGACCCCATGTGGTCATATGTTCATCGGCCTCGCCTTCAGGTACAATGACATAGATCTCGCAACGAGACATCTCTCCAGTTGTTTTAGAAAGAAACCAACGCGAGTATCCTATTGCAGATTCGTCGTGAGTCTTGATGTCTTTGACTGCCTTATCAAATTCTCTCTGAGTCTGAAACGTATGTACGGTTATAGGAAATTGGATTCCACTATAGTCTTGCGTACCAGAAATCTTTTCGCTTTCTTTAGATGGTTCGCAGGAAACTAAGAACAGTGCAAGCAGCGCGATTATTGCTATTTTAAATTTCATATCTTTCTGCGTGTCCTTTTTCGGTCAATAAAGTATTTAGATTTATATTACCTTCTAGAAAGATTTCGCCAAGAATACGGCCGTACTTACCCTCTTTGTATGTGATAAGAGTAACTTTTGAATCTACGGGTGCCATCTCGTTAACAAATGCTTTTGCTGCAAGTCCTTTACTTTTTTCTTCAAGGTCTCGTGTGCGAGACTCGTAAGCATCAATGCCATATAGACGAATCCGCTGATTGTGAAAAATGATACCAAAGCCAAGGTCAATATCAACATCGACGGTATCACCATCAACCCATCTACGTATTGTTGCTTCATACTTGTACATTTCTTTACTGAGATGGAATTCTCTGGGCGACACCTAACACGTCCTCATACTCTGCTACTTGTTTGAGTTCGTGCTCTAGTGCTTCCATAACATCTGAGTGTTCGCCGATACCCGATGGGTTCGTCAGATACACTTCTACATTCGCTTTGTGATAAGCGATCTTACCTTCAAGATGAGCAATAACTCCCTCGATCATTCTTGTTCGTAAATCCATAATCATCCTTGTGACCTTGCTTTTTCAATTGCGCGAGAACCAAACCAGAACGAAATGATGGCTGCAAATATTGCCTTTGTGTCATCATCCCACAGAATGTTTAGTGCCTGTGTCAATGACATTCCGTTGGTCACCGCTTCCTGTAATAAAGTAATCTCAATCGCAGCGAACAGTATGAAAAATGCATACGTGATCACTGGTCGTACCGACTTCTGCAGTGCGGACATAAACCCTGTTCCCTGAGAAATCGCTGTGTCGTGTTCTAAGAGCGCCTTCTGTTCTTCGTGAAGACCCATCTCTTGAAACCTTTTAATCTCGTGGTCATACCCCTTCAGTTGGAGTTCCGCCATCTTCTCCATCTTCTTGAGTTCAAACTCCATTGTTCTTTTGGACTTATAATGATCTGTGATAGCAGGAACAACCGAACTACCGAACCCAAGTATCGAACCAATTAAACCACTCAACATATGACCTCCTTATTTAGTCATCATTTCGCGAATCTTATCGTTACCTTTTCTACCTGTGTGATGGATAACAATAGGATCTTTTACGGCTATATTATCTATGTAGTCAATTCGTAACGTATTATATGTATGAGGTAGAGGATATATTTTACTCAACTTCTCTATAGGCGAGTACATGTAGTGCAGTACCTCTTGATCTCCTTGTTCTGGTGCGGACTCCGTACGTAACATCCATGACTCTAATACAAGGTTTCGGTCAGTCATCACCACGCCTGAATTGTACCAGTCGCCGTTTTGGGGTCGGCGCGTGGTCCAAGGACGATCTATCACCATACCTAATTTGCTGTGTTCAAAGTGTTGCCAAATAGAATCGATGTCGCCGTTTATCTGACAGTCAGTATCTAACCAACAAACCTTGAATCCGTCTTGTGTCGCGTTGTAGATTGCACGAGGTTTTTTGAACCAACCGTCCACTGGTGATTCTGTGTGCACAACATAGAACTTATTTTCATACATCGGATGTTCTTTAAGATTGGATACCATATCCTCCGACATACCAAAGTTTGCAATCATCAATGGAACATCGGACCACTGAAGAAAATTCTCCAGAAACCAAGGCAGTTGCCATTCGGTATTGCTGTCACATCCTGTTAAAAAATTTCGTCTATACATCTATCAACTCGTACTCATCACTATAGTTGTGTTTCGCAATCGTGCCTTTATGGTTTTGCACGGTAGAGAAACTATCATCGGCATATGCACAATACGGGTAGTATTCTTGTAGCCACCCGAATCTACTTATATGTAGGAATACATCAGCTGGACCCGCCTCGCGTCTCGCACGTTTTGTTAACAACTTCGCGCCCATCGGAGTAACGATATAGGCGTGACAGCCGGGGAAGTATGGTTTAGAAATCAGTGGACCCCAACCTAATGTCGCTGGCGTGTTAAACTTTCCAAACGAGGGTTGTCCTATGTTACCCACAAAGTTTGGTGGTGTCGCAGGCAATGGCGCAGTCATAATCGCATCATGTTCAAAGATTGCAATGGGTTCATTCAAACTCATAGATGTTTTCCACAATGTATAGTGCGAAAGAAAACAAGCAATGCAGTTGTCTCGTTTTGAATACTGGTCTTTAAACCTCTCTGTATTAACTATACCAGCGTTCTCACATATCTTGTCCACATCATTCTTCGGCGTGATCGCAGCCATCTTTTCAATAGTCAGTCCATATTTTTTGCCCGACTCGATACACCTTTCTGCAGATAATCGTGACTGTACATTACTATTGATTGTGATAACAAATGCTCTCATACGCACCCCGTAGACAAAAAAAAGACAGGTCGGTTTCCCTTCCTGTCTCTTATATAGTTTGGTGTTAAGTCTTACAGAGAAGCAACAAACTCGTCGATTTCTTCTGCTTGTTCTCTCGATAAGAACTCTTTGTGAATACCTACTCGATCCAAAAGACCCGGCGCTTTCACTTCACTGCGCAGTTCACGCACACCACATTCCTGTACAACCAAGTCAACGATGTCTAAAGACACTTCGCGTTTTGCTTGTCCAAATGTTGCAAGTTCCGGATTGTCTTGACGTGGAACCAATAGACTGACTAGTTTTGTCAAGAATACTTGTGGTTCTTCAACCAACTGTTCGTATGAGAATTCAAAATCATAGACTAGTTCGGATGATTCTTTTTCAAACGCCGCAACCAAATCAAACCCCAAAGAACTATCGCGAAACTCTTCCCACGAAACATCTGGTGCAAAAGTTTTCCAAGTCTGAACCATCGCGTCTTTATGATCACGAGTCATTCTAAAGAGATTGGCAGTGGCGGCTTTCGATAACCTTTCTAGACTAAGACCATCTGTAACTGGAGTGTGTCCCAGACTAGTCGCAAAAAGAGGTTTCCACATCCACTGGTGAGCAGTAGCAGATATCTCTAGATTGGTCAAATCTTTAGGTAGACTTTGATTAAAACGGACATACATCCCATACATATTCTGTGCAAAGTCTGCACCTGAACAGACACTGCCTACCATGTAGTGATCGTCCAGAGATACTATTGAGTATACTTCTTCCATCTTGGTATTATTCCTCGTTTTTGGGCTGCGTGATTAACACAATTAGATGAATGTATTTATACTAACTTTGCTCTTGATATATTGTCCAAAGTCCATAAAGTACACCCGCATATGCGCCTAGCGTAATAATAGACTCAAATAAAATGTAGCTAGCACACAGTGCGACGATAATCGCGCCGTCGTATGTGGTGCGTTCGCCTAGTCGTGACATCACCCACTGCTTTGCTAGTGATGCGTATACCGATACCGCTGAAAAATTAAACATAGTTAGTCCCTATAATCGTTAAGTGTAAAGTTTGTTCCGTGCATCTTCATAAGATCACGTTCATGATTGGTGTAGACTAGCACCTCTGGATCGTCAACCAAAAAATCACAGTCGCGACAGAAATCTGGATAGTCTCCCGTGCGATGTTGTTCGCGCAACTTCTCGTACTCTTCGCCGAAGAATACATCCAAGATGGACTCTTCTGAACAGTGACCCAACACAGCTTCTTCGTCTCGCCCTAATACTTGACAACAGGGATGCACCGCACCCGTCTTACCGTCAAGTCCCCCAGAGCGAATCACCACGTCTGGAGAGAATGGTCGACCACAAGTCTTTACTTGTCCCTGTCGTGCATTGTCTCCGATGTCCCATGCGCCAGACCAGTTATGCATCTTCCAGATTTCTGTCTTGACGCCCAACTCATCAACGAGTGCTTTGTACTTCTCTAGTTCTTCGTCGATGTTGTCGTTGTCGGTAATGAGGTGATATGTTGATACGACGCAGTCAGACCCCGACTCGTTCACATAGTCTACCATTTCTTGAATGTTGCGCTTGATCTGTGCGTAGTGACCACCCACAGCGTTGTACATCCACTTGGAATAGTCTTGTTCGTCCGCACCAATGAATGAGAAGCGATAGAAGTCTAGTCCCGCATCGACACAGTCGCGCATATACTGACCTTCCATCTTGAATCCGTTAGAGAAGATGAAAGCCTTTGCGCCGTACTTCTTGCACACCTTGATGTACTCAGGTAGGTTCTTAGCCATTGTAGCTTCGCCTGATCCATCTAGGTTGACTACATTCAGTCCGTGTTGAGCGCAGTCTGCGACATATCTTTCGAACTCATCAACCTTCATGATGCGTCGAAAGTCTCTGTGCCGTCCACCCTCGCGTAGGTCTTGCGGACACATCGAACACGAGTAGTTACATCCACCCGCGACTTCGATTACTGCACGGTCAATCTGAAATGTTTCTCTAGTCATTTCCATAGTACTGCTTCATCCTATTCTCATAGTCAACTGCTTTATTCTTTGTGTGACCTAACAGATCACTTGTATGTTCTATCCACCACCAGACGTTACGATCGTCATAGTGCGTCTCAGGATTCAACCTAAGTGCATTCGGTGTATGATATTTAGTCACGCCTTCACCAGAGATTACGGCGAGTGGTCGTGCGAAGTTCTTTGCGACGTAGTGCCAGATGCCGTCGTAGCAGATTACCATACGTGCGGTAGAGATAAGGTACATGGCTTCGGATGCGGGAGTGCGATACGACAATTCATGCATATCGAACCCCATCGCTTTGAAGTGTATGATTAGTTGTTCCCAGTCGTCGTTCTCGAATAGTCGCTTCCATGTGCGTGGTTTCTCGGCGTTCCATGTAGGACGCCAGTACACGATGCGTTTGGGATCATACTCTTGAAATGCGTCTTGTCGAAAGATCCAGTCGTTGTTCGGTGCTGGTGATCCTCGATCGTCGTTGTAGTACCCAGACTGAAACCAGAATCGGTTTTTCTGAGCGTGAGCGTTGACCGCTTTGACTCGATTGACTCCGTTCTCATTGACGACATCATCAGCATACTTCCAGTCACGGTAGCGACCGCCTGCATTAAAGATGTGGTGAATCTCTACGCGTTCTTGTTGATGATAGAAGTTGTGGATGTAGTCGCATCGCTCGATGATCGTCTCTGGATCTTCGAAGTGATGGAGATAGTCTTCACCGTGTTCCCAGTGAAGTTCTAGATTGATTTTACGGATATTGTGGTCTGCCGCATATTTGTGGCATGAGTTTAACGCCCACATGAAATCTCCGACGCCTGGCGTACCGCGCCAAGTTACGAGCTCGGATGGTTTCATTAGTTAGTCTTAATACTCTTGACTTTACGCGCAGAACCCGTAGAGGTGTATAGACCGAACCACGCAGCGCCCGCACCGACTACGACAGAGATAAGACCGGCCTGTGATGCATTGGGTTCTGGTATGGACATGAACCACTGTGTGGTTTCGATCAACAAATAGAGATAGGTAGCGATGAATGCGCGAGGAAAAATGCGATAGGCATCGATTACGTCTGCGAACTCAAGCAATGCATCGAAGCGGCTGGGAACTACTTCTTTTTGAGTGGTGTCGAACTCGACCTCTAGTTCTAGTTTCTTCTTGATTGGTTGTGCAATAACTTCTTCGGTCATTTTTTCACCTTAAAATCTTTTGGATCACCGTTGATCAATTCTTTTGCTTTTGTTTCCCATATCCAAGGACATAGACCATGTACAAATGAAACAAAGGAGATTGTCCAAGCCCTTCGCAAATGTTCGAAGTAGCTCAGTTCAATCTCTTTCAGATGCTTCATTAGAAGACCTTTACGTCGTATTTTTGTTGCCATAGTTCTGCATCGTGTTCGTCGTTGACCATTGGTCGACCACGTATGTTTAAACTAGTATTTAGTAACATTGGCACCCCAGTGCGGTCATAATATTCTTCGATGACTTTACGGAACACAGACTCGCAGTCCTTACGCACAATCTGCACCCGAGCAGATCCATCTACGTGAGTTACTGGAGCGTAGTCATGGTTCGCCCATGAGGTGAACTGCATGTGTTCATTCATAGGACCGTCGAAATACTCCTCCGCATATTCCTCTAGGACAGCAGGAGCGAACGGACGGTATTTCTGTCTGCGCTTGATCGTATTGACTGTATCTTGTACATCGAATCTCACATCAGCAATAAGAGATCGGTTGCCAAGAGCGCGAGGCCCGAATTCAGCCCTTCCATTAGCAATACCGCAATAACGATGTTCGAGCAGATGATCAACAACAGCGCTGGGATTAATAGGAGTTGTAATATCGTATCCCGCATATGGACTCCAGATAAGTTTGTTTTTACCTGTTGCTTTTGCCCATGAGCGTGCTGCAGTACCTAGACCCGAACCAGCATCTGTTGGTGATACTGCAATGTGCACTTCGTCGAACAACTCAAACAAACGAGAGTTGATTACGACGTTCTGTGCGCACCCCCCAGAGTAACACAACTTCTTACCATATTTAGACGCCTCGCGCATTATACCCATGATCGCGTAGTCCGCGAAATCTTGAGTAGCACGAGCAGCGACCTTGTCTTCTACTGCAGTGATCTTTGCGCGTAACTTCTCGCGGAATACAACACGATCACGTTCGCGTTGAGATGTTTCGAAATCACCTACGGCAATCCCTTGTTCAATCTCTGGTGCAAGATCTTCTAGGTTGTTGTACCAGTCAATCAACCACTGAGTAATCGCCCACGACTCTTCGTCGGTCTCGTGGTATGCAGACAGACCCATGACGACATACTCATCTTCAAGTGGACGCAGACCTAAGAACTTAGTGACCGTCGTGTATACCAGACCTACCGACTTCGGATAGTGCCACTCTTTGATCAGATTAAAATCCGCGTCCATGATGGTCGCAGTCTGTAGTTCTCCGACGCCATCGATTGATACTAAGACAGTATCTTCTGTAGAGTCCCACGGCCGCGTGTAGAACGCAGCTGCACAGTGAGACTCGTGGTGCATGTGATTCACATCGTAAGTCATTGACTCGGGTATTACGAGACGACTGAATGTTTCCTCGGCAGTATCTGGTCTTTTTTCTAAATGCGATGTGTCGCCTTTTACACCAACACCACCACGCATATCAAACTTGACCGTATGGTCTTCGTAGAAAGAAACATGATCGTCATCACTCACCATGTCCCAGAGTAGATCAGGAATAAGTGGATCGTTCTTTTTCTTAGAGTATCGTTCGCCGTGTGTGGCAAACTCTACAACACCATCTTCATTGATGATTGCAAATCCTGAGTCGTGATAGTGTTCACTAAAACCAACGTACTTCATTACCTTCCTCATAAAAAAGGGGGGTCCTAAGACCCCCCGACATGCTACCTTGAGCGGGTTAATTTCCTAAGATATACTCGTATATATCTTTCCAGTTACGCATCAATGGGAAGTCACAATCTTTGTTGTAACCGTGTTCCATCACGAGTGATTCTAAACCTACCTTCGCGCCAGCAGTTGCGTTCTCTGGCTTGTCTTCAACCCAGACACATCCTGTTCCGCGATACGCTTCAAGCACTTCGTCTTTGTCTGCGCCTGTATCGAGATACACATACTTCTCAAAAACGGTTGGGCCAAAGAGTTCTTGTAGGTTCTTAGTGCGCAGGTGTTGTGCGTACTCATCGTTACTCAAAGAGGTGATCGCGTGGAATATGTAACCATGTTCTTCGTGTAACTTCTTCACATACTTGATTGCGTCACGGAGTGGTGGAATTTTACGAACCGTCGCACTCTCGTTGAACATACGACAGAGTCGTCGCTTCTCGTTGCGTTCCAGACCGTACATGAAACCAACATCGTACACATCTGGATTCTTCATAATGTAACCGTGACGCTTCATCCACTGTTGGAAGGCGTACCCCCAATCTAGCAGTACTCCGTCACAATCTACTAATATCACTTTATCTCGCATTAAAACATACCATCCTGAACATCTCGCATAATGTTATAAACTTCAGACATTGTGTACCCATAATCATACAGGGCCACTTGAAACTCTCCCCAACTTGGATTGGGTGATTGGTAGATGTAATGATCAACTAACTCTTTTATCAGATTTAAACTTTTAGTTGTATATTCCATTTAAATACTCCTCGACAAATTTCTATTATAGTATACACAAACAGATGCGAACTGTCAACACTTATTTTTAATAAATGTGAATATTTACTGTGTCTTGTATCGTTTGTCATTCCAGTGTTGCAACATGTCAAGTTTCCATTCTCCGCCTGTGTAGTGACAGAACTTTGCTTTCTCGAAGAACTCTTCTTCGGTTGCGTAGTGTGGGGAATCGTTCCATGTTGTATCGATGGTCTCTACATCAAAGTCGTGTTTCATTAACTGCGCAGAGATGTAGGGCTGGTCATTCATGATAGACATGTGGAAGTCGCCGGTGTAGCACCAGTCTTCCCACGAATCAAAGGTCTCACGCGCACGGAGACGCGCCTCACGCGACCATAAGACGACACCTGTGTTCATAATAGTGATTTTAGAAGGGTTGTTAGGCGGCATTACAGGGACGACAGGACAGTCGTGTAACGCAAACTTACGACAGAAATCGTTGTAAGTATCGTCTTTGTAGTCCCACGAGTTGTACCCGCCACCGGATGCTGTAACAAAGTCTGACTCTAGGACACCGTAGACTTCGGCACCAGACTCCATTACATCGAATATGTTTTCTTCGGTATTGACCACGATGTCGGTGTCCACGAATAGGACATTATCGAAGTCATCAAAGATAGGATCTAACCAGACACGAGCGCACTCGTGTAGTAGAGAAGTAGAACAACCGTGCCCCTTAGTGATAACACGTTCGTCTGAATAGAAATGAGTTGCGCCTACTTTGTCGGCATAGTCCTCAAAGGACTCACGAGAGATTCGTGCAACTTCTTTATAGAGATCGGAACGATTCCAATCCCCGATGCGGCCTCGTTTATCGACCGCCTCCGTAACAATCATATATTGAAAGATAGCGTTTTGGGACATTTTCTAACCTTGTCATAAGTCGTTCGGCGCGATTGCCTACTTGACGGTACCATAATGAATCGCGACCTTCAGCGGCCGCGGTTTCCCAGTCATCTCTATATAGAGCTGCCTGCATCTTCTTAAACTTGGACAGACGTGGTCGTCCAAGGTTAAACATCATATTAACCAGTATCTGCTTGACTTCGTCGGGGAACTTATGCCACCCTCTTCCGTATAACACAGCGCACTCTGCGACTGCGGTGTTAAGGTCGGATTCGAAAGCCTCGGCGACTCTTTCTTCGGATACTGGTGTTCCGACTGGACATCCGTGCTCGGGGTCACTCTCTGTGATGAGATGTCCAACACCGAACGTGGGATAGCCGAGATGGTCGTGGTAAACCTCATAAACAACTCCTTCATCAATTTTTAACTGTTCGAATACAGCATTACGATTCATGATGTATTATACCTCAATTAAAGCTTGATTGCAAGTGTTGCAAGTATCGCGCATAACAAAATATTGGTCATTAAAAGTTCTAACGCTAGAATAGTATGATACCAGATCCAACGAGTCTTGTAGGCATTGTCCACAGAGATATCTTCAGGATCGGGACCATTGTCTATCTTGTCCACCGGATTTGATCTAAACCACTTAAACATCGATTGTATTTCCCTCTCCAGAATTTTTCTTGATGTTTGTCAAATGACGTTCCCAGTCTTTACCTGCCATGGTCATTGGAGACTTTACACCAGAGACCACTTTAGGGACAGACTCAGATGAATGGTATCGTTCCCATTGCGGATTGTTTCTTTTCCATTCATCATATTCGGAAATCCGGAGAGTCACTTCCATGAACTCTCCGGTTTCGTTGTTCTTAAACTCATACTGTGGCATTATTTATACATTCCAAATTTTTTTCAATCACTACGACAGGAGTCTCACATATGCACCTGAAGAGATAATCACCTCCTATCGAGAAAGTTGTTGATCGGACGGATTGCAATAAAGTCTCGTTTGATAATACGTTAAATTACCTTGAGAGTATAGTGCTTGTCGCCTCGTATCGTGAACGAACCTCTGAAGTTCGTTAATGTCTTTGTTCAACTTTTCTTCTTGTCTCGACATAGGATTCTCCTTAGATTATAGTTTAATTGTCGAAAAGATTACTCGCGGATCAAATTTGGAAATGCCTCCTGTACTATTTTTTTAGTGATGTAACGGACAGGTGGTTTTTTAGCCACCATCTTGAGAACATATTCAGCGTCTTCAGGATGAATGCCTTCTAACAACTGAACGAATTTATTTTCGCGTTTGTACGCGGGTAGGGAATCGCCTCTACCGCCAGACACATATATCCCAAACTCTCTGTGTCGTTTCAACAGAGTAGACGGAACGGATTCTGGTTTATTTGGGGTAAAGGGTGGACGACCTTCGGGTAGATTAAACGACAGGGAATCGTCAAACGTTCCGCGTAGAATATCCCGAAGGGCCCAGTTTTCTGAGTATTTTTTCAATACGTCTAATCGTTCGTCGCGAGTATCAGCTTTCTTATACTCTTCGAAGATCTCAAAGACTTCTTTACGAATGGTGTTCATATTATGCCTTCTCAATTTTATAACAGACGTAACGTTTTCTCTCGATGAGAATTTCTTGTTTCGTAGTACATGCAAACAAGAATTGTCTTAGTCCGATATCGTACCTAATAATAGTATTGCGATCTTGTCCAGTCTTTCTCTCCAGTTGAGCGATACGACTGTCTTTCTGATCTATCACCTTTATATATTCATCAAGTAACTTTGCTGTGCCACCAATCCAGACCAAAGAGCACAACAAGGCACTGAGTGCCGCTGTATATAAGGTGCGCATAAGACTCTCTCCTTTAGTCTATAATTATTTATAGACGGAGAGGGGTTTACTCAGGCAGTTTTTCGACCTTTGACTTAATAAATGTACGACCTTTCGTACTAAACAATCGGGTCACAAACGGAATGAACTTACCATTCTCTTCGGTCTGGTAGCCGTGAAGGTGTGTGTTGCGTTCGGAAGTGTAGTAGATGTAGTTGGACGCACGTCCTTCCCACTCGGTGGTCTCTACCAGTTTGTTATAACTCATTATGCATTTCCTTTATCAGTTCAATAGATTGAGAGAGACCATTGATCTCACCTTCACATAACATCCAAGAAGTTTTACGAGTACTTATTCGGGTACTCACCAAAGTTTCTTGATTGACAATGTCGATTTGAGACTGAAAGTGTTTTACTTCTCTCAGTCTCTCCTCTAATCGTGCGAGTAGCAGTTCTACGTTCACGCAGCGACTGCCATCTCAACTGCGAGTTCCGCAGCCTTCTTCTTCTTGACGCCGTTGGCACCGTACCATGCAGAAGTCATACGACCGTCAGCAGTACGACCCGCGACGTGGTCAGTCAAGTAGGTCACAGAGTTGAATGCCTGCCACCATGAACCGCGACCGAACTCAGCGCCGGGTTGAGTCTCCAACAACTCAAACGCCTTCTTCGCATTAGGTGCGAGATCCTTGTACTCACGTACTTCATCGGCAGGTGCCTGTGATGGGAACAGAGTGTTGTAGTAACTGATCAGTGACTCCGCAGTGAACTGTCGCGATGACAAGAACTGCGCCATCTCTTTGTACTGGTCAAACTTTTCGTGAGCAAGACCCAAGTGTTGCTTGACCATCTGTGGGTCAAACGCACGTCGGTGATTCACCTTGATACCATTGTTCGCAGAACCCTTCAGGGCCAGAGACAACGTGTTCATGCAGGTCACACGGATCGGAGTGAATCGAATATCGATCGACTTACCGTACTCGTGTGGGTTAGAGAACAGAAGGTATGAATCAACTTGGTCACCCTTCAGTACGTCAAACGACTCTTTGATCTTCGCGAGTGCGTAGACGAACTTACCACCCTTGAGTGAACCCGCAGAGTTCATCTCCATGTCACCAGCGGCACAGTACTCGTTGAAGAACGTGAACGCTTCTAGGTTCTGACAAGGTTCCCAGTTACCACCCACCTGAGTGAGAACTGCGTTGTCAGAAGAACGCACCAGCGCCTCCATACCTGTAGGGATCAGATCGACACCCTCTTTTGCAGCGTAGGTAGGGACTTTATCTACTGTCCAATCTACACCTGCTTTCTCCATCATTTGCATCGGCGTCATGTCACTAGACACTTCAGTACCGATACCCCAAGGACATCCACCTACAGCGGCAGACGTTTCGATTTGCAATACATTGTTAAGACTCATAATTAAATTCCATCCGGTCGATAAGTTTCAAAAAGTTCTTTGGCTTCGGTTTCGAGACCAAGTTCAGCGAGACGATCCATCGTCACTCGAATACGTTGGGACTCATCGCGTCCCTTCACGTAGTAACGATGATCGTCAGAAAAGTGGTAGAACCAATCGTGGTTCTGAAGCATCTGCTCAAGCAGTTCTAACTGGACATCTTGCTGGCTCATTACGCAACCTCCTTTCGTTCACGAGCGTCGATAATCATGTCACGAACCAACTCACGGTCGACGCTGTCTCCATCAAAGTCGATGGAAGGACGGTAGTTGAATCGGTCAATCATACCTTGACAGATCTCAGCGATAGTGAAGTCGTATCGGTAGATCGCCTCTTCACCGCAGTAGAACAACTGCATGTACTCGATGAAGTCAAGGACTTCGGCGACAGTTAATTCTGGATCGTTGGGACGGAACGCACAACGGTAGTACTCAGTAACAGCGTGGATTTCTAAAATATCACTCATAATCAAAACTCTCTCTATCTCATTAACTTACAAGGTAAGTATAACACGATTTAAAAACATCCGTCAACACATTTTGAAAAAAAGTTTATGTGAATTTTACACATCTTCTTCTTCGTTTTTCTCAACCCCTACGACTAGGAAAGGAACAATTGCAACCCACTCCGGAGAAAACATTATGCAGCTGCCTCATACTCTTCGTAGGTACAATCAATTCGTCCACCACCTGACACCTGAATCCAAGTGTTCATGGCAACGGGTTTGAGGTCGAAGAACGACTTCGACTCACGCGAACAGTGAAGCTCACCACGCACCCTATCAACGTGAGAAACATAGATGGGTTCTTCCCACTCCTCAACGTGGTCTGACTCCACGAAGTCGATAGCATCGACGACGGACTCAGAGATGACGTACTCCTCAGAGTACGCAGAAGAATGGGTGATGACCTTAGTCACCGTATCCCACCACTGCGAATCAGCGACTTCCGCCGCAGACGCGGAGACGATATAGGTGGAACCACCCTTGCACTTCCAGTGCTGAGGGCAGTAACCCTCACCGTCCCAATCATGGGCACCGTAGTTCTCACGGTACTGAGTGTGGAAAACAACGCGAATTGAATTAGACATAACAAAACCCTCTTAGGTATAAAGTAGACCGTAACCCATCATGAAACCAAGTGCCATTCCCATACAGACCAAAGTCAAGTAGGCAATGAAACCACCGTTACTGATTTCTGGTTCTTTTCGTTCGCGACGAACGTGATCTCGATAAGGACTCATTGTAGTGGAATCTCCATTTTAGGGCCGACAAACTCGTTGAGTCGGCGTTGAACTTCTTCGAACATCAAAGTGTATTTGCGACCCTCAAGTTGGCGAATGCGCATCGGGCACACTTCGTACTTCAGCTTCTCATCATACATCGCAATCTTTTCTTCGTAGGTCATAATCATCTCTCTCATCACTTTATGTACCCATTATATCAAGTTTTGAAAATAAGTCAACACTTTTTTGAAACTTTTTTGTGTGAATATTCACAAACTGGATTTCTCCAGCTTCTCGATTTTGAGTTGAAGTGCGAGGATCGCGTCCTCGACACGTGCGTTGTCTTCGGGAGACAACTCCCCGCGTACCTCACAGAGGCACATCAACTCGTTATAAAGATTACCTAATACTGCATCCATTACACAACCTCCAAGAAAGCATATTGTGGGTTGACAAACATATTGTCAAACATACCGATTTCGTCGAAACCGAACAAAGTCATCGCAGTGTCGATTTCATCCTTTTCCATCACGATCAACTCGTGGCCAGTGGGGATACGGCCCACAAACTCATTAATGTTTTCAATCAAAATCATAATATCACTCTCTATCTCAACTTTACATACACATTATAGTGCATGTTTTGAAAAGACGCAAGAGTTATTTGTGGTATTTTTTCACATTTATTGTGGTAAATGTTTGGCGTGGATCTTACAACCGATGAATGCGTTGTAGTAGTCTTCGCGTAGGAGCACATCGTACTCAAACTGGAGTTTTGCTTCGTAGTAGGAACACTCGCCTTTGGTACGGCAGAGTTTGAGGATCTCTCGTTTGTAGTTCTCACCGCCGCGTTGCACGACAGCCTCTTTGAGTTCTTGGCTAGATCCGTAGTATTTGCGCCAGTCAGACTCTACTCGCGTTTTCACTTTACGCTTTCGAGTCTTAGTCACTGGCAGTGTTTTAGGTTTCCAAAAGAACTTCTTACCGATATACTTCATACCAGTATCAAGCTCTGTAATCAGATAGACGAACCCTTGATAGTCTTCGAGAAAACCGTCTTCGGGTTCAAATGTGGTGTCTTCATATAACCATTCCATGAACCTATGTATAGGTCTGGTAAGTTATTCATCATCGGATGCTATTTCCGATTCGACATCCGCACCACACATAGGACAATGTCTAGGCATTTCATCCTCGTATGGTACTCGCACTATAGTGTTTATGTCGCAAATCGGGCACTCGATGTTGTATTCGGTGTCCATCACGCTACCTCTAATTCTATATCCTCCCAACCGAAGTCTTCACCTTCCATACCTGCAACAGAGTATTCCGTTACACGTTTCTCAAAGAAGTTGTCGTGGGATGCTCCATTAAGCACCCAGTCTAACCACGGCAGTGGGTTTTTCTTTTGATTAAACAATGGCTTCATTCCTAACTGAAGCAGACGACGGTCAGCAATGTGACGTATATAGTCGCGGACTTCCTTCTTGGTTAGACCCTGAACCTCATTACCTTTAAATGCAAGTTGGATAAACTTCTCTTCCAACCTGACTGCGTTCTCAGCCATAGAATAAATCTTTGACTTGAGTTCGTCGTTCACGATGCGAGGATGTTCCTCACAGAACTCGCGAAACAACTTTGAGTTACCTTGTACGTGAATAGTCTC